CTCAACAACCCAACAATTCAACAACCCAACAATTACAAGACATGCCAACTGGATATATACATGGCAGCAACCTGCTCATCTTCGTCGGAGGGAAAGCCATCGGGCACTGTTCGACGTGTGAGATCACGCACAACACAGAATCGAAAGAACGGGCCGTCAAGCCGCCCGCCAAGCAAGCCGGTGGCAACACAGGCAAGTGGACGGAGAAATCAGTGACAAAGCTCAGCGAGTCGCTCAGCGCCGAAGGCTTCTGCTTCTACGACGAGACAGAATGCGGCTACAACGAGCTGCTGGCCCTCTGGCAGAAGGCCGAGCCGGTGGATGTGAAATACAACCACCGCGGAGAGGACAGCACGCGCTATCGTGGCGGCAAGTACGTCATCACAAACCTCGCGCAGACACGTCCGGCCGACGACGACGCCTCCTACAAGGTATCCCTCGAATCGACGGGCGAGATCAAGAATTACCCCGCCTAAGCGCGGATGTTCAAACAGCGATTAAACAGCAATTAAACGACATATGAATACCATTCGAATAGCGGGCAAAGACTACCCGTGCAGGATGACGATGGGCGCCATGCTGCGCTTCAAGCAGCAAATGGGGTATGAGGTGACAGCCATGAAGGGAGAGTCGTTCACAGACACCCTCACGCTGCTCTGGTGCTGCGTGGCCTCGGCCTGCGCGCGAGAGAAGATACCCTTCGATCTGTCGCCTATGGAGATGGCCGACGCCATCACGCTGGAGGACTTCGGGGCATGGAAGGACGCCAACTTCGAGGCCGTGCAGGCTGACGCCTCCCCAGCGACCGACACGAAAAAAAAGGCCTGACCATCGAGGAGCTCTTGGGGCTGGCGATGGGCCGCGTGGGGATGAGCCGCGAGGACTTCCTTCAGCTTACCCCCGAGGAGTTCGAGGCGGTCTTGGCGCAGTATGCCCGGCTACGAGAGGAGCAGATGCATACCGGCTGGGAGCAGGCGCGGATGATCGCCTTTGCAGCCGTAGCGCCGCACACCTCGCGCCTTCGCGGGCCGGAGGATCTGGTGCGCTTCCCGTGGGAGGAAGAGACGGAGGAGCGCCCCAAGGCGCCGAAGATGACGATCGAAGAGCGGCGGAAGCTGATAGACCAGCTGGCCGCGGCGTGGGGACAGGGTATGGATGATTAAGCAGAGGTATGGCAGACAACACGGTAGAATATAAGATCAAGCTCAAGGGCGAAGGGGCGGACTCGGTCGATAAGCTCAAGCACTTGGTGGAAGGGCTGGGCGGATCCATCGAACAAGCCAAGAATAGCTCTGAGGGGCTAAAGACGAGCCTGCTCAACTTCAACCAAGCCGTTGGGGCGATTCAAAACGTAGCCGCGGCCTTCAGTCAGGTCTCGAGCGCCGTCAGCGGCATGACGCAGTTCTATGCCGCACAGGTGGAGGCAGAGACGAAGCTGCAAACCGTGATGCGAAACACGATGAACGCCTCTGACGCCGAGGTGCAGTCCATCAAAGACCTCTGCTCGGCCCAGCAAGAGCTGGGTGTGATCGGCGATGAGGTGCAGCTGGCCGGCGTGCAGGAGCTGGCTACCTACGCCTCGAAGAAGTCGTCGCTCGAGACGCTCATCCCGGTGATGAACGACATGATCGCCCAGCAGTACGGCTTCAATGCTACGCAGGAGTCGGCCGTGAACATCGCCACGATGATGGGTAAGGTGTTCGCCGGGCAGACCTCCGCGCTGAGTCGCTACGGCTACACCTTCAGCGAGGCGCAAGAGCAGATCCTGAAGTTCGGCACCGAGGAGGAGAAGGCGGCGACGCTGGCCGAGGTGGTACGTCAGAGCGTGGGCGGCGTGAATGCCGAACTGGCCAAGACGGACTCCGGCCGCATGGTACAGCTGAACAATACCATCGGCGACATGAAGGAGCAAGTAGGACAGCTGCTCCTCCCCTTCGAGTCGTTCCTCACACAGGCCGCAGAGATGGGTATGGCTGCCAGCGGCATCATCCAGCTGGCCCAAGCGATCAATGCGACCGGCATCGCCACGAAGGCTTGGACGGCCGCACAATGGCTGCTCAATGCGGCACTCGATGCCAACCCGATCGGCATCGTCGTCATGGCGCTGGGCGCGCTGGCCGGTGCGCTGATCTATGCCTACAATCATTCGGAGGACTTTCGGCGCATTGTAAACCTGCTGTGGGAAGCCTTCAAGGACTTCACCATGCTGCTATCGGGCATCGTCCGGAAGTGGTTGGAGAAGGTCATCACCCAGTTCCGTGAGGCGTCGCAGGCGGTGATGCAGTTCTCCCGATGGCTGGCCTCCACGGAGGTGTTTCAAGCTATCGCGAAGTGGGCTAAGTGGATCTACGAGCTGGTCATTAAGTCTATCGAGAAGGCCATCGGCGCCATCCGTACGCTAATCGACACGCTCCGCCGCCTGTTCAACCTCCCCAGCTGGGGGCACAGTGTGGCTGATGACCTCAAGGGGCCACTGGATGCCATCGATGCACTGAACCAGAAGATGCGTGATGCGGCCGATGCCAAGCGGGCGCTGATAGGTGGCGGCGGTGGCGGAGGAGTCGCGCCCTCCGGCGGATCGGGTAAAGGCGGCGGCAAGAGCGATAAAGACGGCAAGAAACAGTACAACCCGGAGACACTCGGCTGGTACAAACAGCAGATCGCCGAGCTGCAAGAGAAGCAACAGGCCGCTGACGAACAGCACGCCATGCAGCTTCAGAAGCAGATCAGCCTGCTCAAGACGCAGCTGGCTATGCGCGAGGCTCTAATCGAGTCCGAAAACAAGCCGCTGAAGCGCACCGGGCCGATGCCGTGGGAGAAGCAGCGGATTCTCAAAGATGGCAGCAAGGACGGCCCCAAGCTGAACCTTCCCCTCAAGTTCGACCCCGGCGAGCTCAAGCGCGTGTCGCGAGAGATCAAGGAGCGGATGGAGAAGATGTTTCCCGAGGCGGAGTATTACAAGAAAGTCTCCAAAGGCCTGAACGGCGTGGCAGACGTGATGGGCAATCTGGGACGAGCGGTCGGCGGTACGGCCGGGGCATGGCTCGAATGGGGGCAAAACGTGCTGCAAGCTATCGCATCGGCCATCCCGCAGATCCTGTCGCTCGTTGCTGCACAAAAGGCGCAAGGCATAGCCAGCACCTTCGCAGCGGGCACAGGTGCAGCGGCCTCGGTATCGGCTATCCCCGTCGTGGGGCCGGTGCTGGCTATTGCCGCAGTGGCTTCCGTACTGGCAGCGCTGGCCTCTATCCCGAAGTACGCCGAGGGCGGTCTGGCTTACGGCAAGACGCTGGGTATATTCGGCGAGTATGCCAATGCCTCGACGAACCCCGAGGTGGTGGCACCGCTCTCCAAGCTGCGCGACCTGATCGAACCGGCTGGAGGTGTGGGCGGCGAGGTGGTCTTCCGCATCGCCGGGCGTGACTTGGAAGGGGTATTGAACAAGCGCTCGCAGGTGAGCCGAAGAACGAGATAACGAACAACGAATAACAACTAAACAACTAACCATTCAACGACAGTGGCTAAGGGCATACGCTATACGGGCGAGTTTATGAGCATCGCCGGGTCGCGCTATCGGGCGGAGATTTGGCAGGAAGGCTTCACGGGTAAGCCGGTCGAGCTGACGTTTCCCTACGAGACGCCGGTGTCGATCGAGTGGGCCGAGGTGGACAAGCTGGAGCCAGTGATGTCGTCGGCGGCTACGCTGATGGTCGTCTCCGAGACGGATCGCCAGTTTGTCAACCTCTACACCACTCAGGCTGGCAGCACGCGTCTGGACATCTACCGCAACAATAAGCTCTACTGGAGCGGTATGCTCGATCCGGAGATCTACGAGGAGCCTTTCAGCCGTGAGCGAGACTATGAGGTCTCACTGACCTTCAGCGACTTCGCCCTGCTCGACCGCATCGCCTTCGAACAGACGGGGACGGACAATCGCCAGCGTATCAAGCTGCGCACCGTGCTCGACATGGCCGTGAAGCAGAGCGGGATCAATACCGGGGCTGACTGGCAGACGTTCCTCTCCACCACTACATCAGCCGGAGCGTCGCTGCTGGACGGCGTCTACGTCTCGGAGGACAACTTCTTCGACGAAGACGGTGAGCCGATGACCCTGCGCGAGGTGCTGGAGGGCGTCTTGCGCCCCTTCGGCCTGCAAATGGTGCAGAAGGATGGCCGCATCAACCTCTACGACCTTCACGCTCTCTCGGAGGGCCTCCAGCCACGACGGGTGCGCTGGTGCCTCTCGGACTCGGCGCTGGGTGTGGACAAGACGTACAACAACTGCGAGCTGACCTATTCCCCCTATATGAGCAATAACCTTGTGGAGGCCTCCATCGAGCCGGGCACGATCAAGGACACGGCCTGCACCACACACCGCGTGAATGTGGACTACTCCGATCAGAACTACCCGGGCTTCGACATGCTGCTCCATCCGCTCAGCCTTAAGCAGCGGAAGTTTCGCGTGCTGGACGCCTTCAACCTGACGAAGTTCTTCAAGATCAAACCCATCTTCTCGGGCGACTCGGAGGCGGGCGTGGCCGTGGTCTTCGACACCCGCACGGGGCATAAGACGTACGCCCAGCAATGCAGCCGCATACTGAACGCAGGTCTGCCCTCGGTCACGATCGAGATGCACGATCGGCCGTACGTCTTCGTCGACCCTGCGCTGCGTGGCAACTATCTGCTGAATCTGAAGATCGAGGCCTTGGTGGATGTGCGCTACAACCCCTTCGAGGATGCGAGCAAAGACAACGAGGAGGGCTGGTGGAAGGACTTTCAGAAGCGTTGCCACTACGGCTACATCCCCTTCCGACTCGTCCTGCGTAACGATCAAGGCAGGGCGCTCTATCACTACGACAACTCGACCGTCGTCAACACGCCACTGCTGTCCTTCATGGTCTACACCACCGGTCGCAAATGGGAGCCCGGCGAAGGGACATGGGGCAATGCTTATGCGGCGTATTACGACAAGGAAGACCGAAGCAAGAAAGCGGGATGGGGCGGATGGAAAACGAATCGGCCAGTCATGGGCTACACGCTCCTCCTACCTTCGATCTTCGACAAGATGTTCGATGGAGAATACATCCCTATGCCACCCACCTCTGGATGGCTTGAGCTCTCCATCGGCAACACGTTCAGGACGATCGAGCCTAATGTTGACATCTCGACGATCCACTGGTTCCTCCTCAAAAAGGTGGAACTGAAGCTGACTACACCCTACGGCAAGGAGTTGGAGAAAAGCGACATCGTCCTGCGTGCATGGGTGGAGAAAAGTGCCCGAGAGACGCTGAAGCTGGACA